ACGGTTGTATGACCCGCCATTACAAGTCCCCCATTTCCGCATCTGCCATTCGGGACATCATCCGATCTTGGTCTAATTGAAATACATCGCGCACTCTCCCATAAGATTGACTTTGGAAAGTTAACAACTCCCAACCAATGTCCTTACATACATATTCGGATCGATCGTCATTTCTTTCGATAACTACACGATCTCCGATACTGAGAGAAGTGTGGCTACGGTTCTCGGGCATTTTGTCCTTGAAGTATTCGTCCCAAACCTTACCTGTGTAGAGATTGGTTTGTTCGAACAAGAGTTCTAAGATTTCCTCGTCAAACATCGCTGGAGGAATCTCGGTTGTAAATGTCATCTCGGCATTTGTTATGCGTCCATCTTTGATGAATAGATTGCTACTGTTTTCGAACGCTGTCCACTTTACTGTGATTGTGGTTTTCATGCGAAGATTGATCCCTTTTCAACGCCATCGCGGGAGATTCTTGCTATCAAGATTCCCTCGATTTGTTTTTCAACATTGAAATCTGCTGGCACTGGTGAAGGTTTATTGCCCGCATATAGGTAACTGCCATAGATGTCGCAGTTGAATAACAATGACTTGAAAGAATCATCGTCTAACAAGTTGTACTTGGCTTGGTAAACCTTGCCGTTGCGATCTCTCGCTGGTGATGTCCAACCACCCGCCTTGTGTACTCCACCTGTTTCGGTGTTGATGAAAGAGTGAACCGAACCGCCTTGACCATTTCCGTGATCACTGATGATCCGCACGAACTTTTGGTTCGCTGAGTGTTGCTGTACCGCGAAAACTTCGCGTTGAGAATGTGACCATTGTGCGTGGCACTTCTCGGTTAAAACGCGAGCATATTCTTCTGCCCGTTCTTGGAGTTTTTGCTCCATTTGTTGCCTCCCTTTTTAGTGGGGATTGTTTAATCCCGCAAATACAATTCTTCCACCCACCAACTATTAGTCAAATGTTTTACTATTTTATTTTTTGTGATTTAGAACACGCTTAACTTGCGTCTTGAATATAAATGGTGCTGCTGTATAAACATCAAACTTTGCTGCGATTCCTAATGCTTTTCTTAGCGACGCGCCTGAGGCGAGCGCACCTAGTCCGAGATCCGAACCTGAGCCGATTCCATATAAACCGCCTTGATCTAAACTAACTGACATATCGTCGTCGATTTCGAAAACTATTCCACCTATCGCTAACAAGATCGTGAATCCACCTTCGTCATCTTTTTCATTTTGCCATTTGTATTCATTGTCTTTGAAGCATAACTTTAATGATGGCACTACTTTACTAACCACGAAAACATAGAGATCTTCCCAATCTGCGGTCTTTGGGTTCGGTGGAATCCATAGATGGTGAACGATGTCGCAAGCAGGTACATCGCCCGCACAAGCAACTATGTACTGACCCTTTTCGGTTAACTTGGTCATGTTTGGATGGGTGTATCGCTTACCAGTCGTAGCAGTGGTCTGACTGTCTGCGCCGAACATAACTTTATCTTCATGCTGTACCGCAAGAATTGTTGTCATTGTTCTCCAATCAGGGGAGGCAGGTAGAGAATATCCCATCTTTACCTGTGAAGCCTTAGGCGACCTTTTGCGCCTTTCGGTGTATCGGCTGGGGTTGAGGATCGCGCTTGACCCTGTTCGCCTTGTAGGAGGCTTTGAGTGCCTTTGCTGCCCCTGCTCCGAGTTGGAGTCGCACCAATTCGAGTAACACCGAGGCGAACTCCTTGCCGTGCGCTGCGTGGTCTTTGTCGTATTGCGCTTGACCGAAACCAATTTGTGCCATATCCACGATCCAGTGTGCCATCTCGTGAAGAATCATCGGCTCGTTTCTTGCGAAGATTGGTAACTTGATGGTGTAAGTACTTCGCTCCCAACAAGCCGAACCTCGTCCTCGTCCGTCATTCACATACGGCACACGGTCGGGAACATAACTGGGGTAATAAATCCGCCACCTAGCAGTGAACCATTCATAGTTTGAAACCTTTTTGATGTATTGCTGGCAGTCTTTGACTGAAGGCGTTGGGTCGAAACACCCATCGCCGAGAATCTTGAGTCCTAACTTAGACTTGAAATGGTTGAGCAAGATACCTTCGGCTCGATAGACCTTACTACGCTGATTTTCTGACTGTTTCAACTACTGCCTCCTTGTGTTGTTCCCTGATGTGGCGATTCAAACTTTGGTACGCCATGCTGCCTGATCGGAGATCCCATGCTTTATCGCATATAGGACAAACTACCTGTCGATTCATATAGCCTCCCTGACTATTTGAGTATCGGATATTTTCCGCATAGCACTATTCTACCAAACGGGGGTTTAGGAATTGCCCTTAACAAACATTCGGCAACGGGAGTGAACGGCAAACACGCCGTCATAACTATAGTTTTACACGATTTGACACTGGTTGTTCAATAAAAGCAAAAACTCCTATTCGATCCCACGGTCTAACCCACGAATAGGAGTTGTATTGCTATTTCATTCGTTTCCTTGCCGAATGAAAATCTTTAATTCTTTTTACTTTTTTGTTGCTCGTGCCCTTGCTGCGTCTGCGGTCTTATCTACAATACCGAACTTTGGTCTGCCAAATCCAACGATTGCTACTGCGAGGTTCGGCTTGAACTTATTGCGATTCTTTTTCTTGTAAGCGCGAATCTTTAGACATACCTCGCCACCGTTTCGCTGGTCGCCTTTTTTATCAGGAGCAGTATTGCCCTCGATACAAGTAACTGTGCCATCTTGATTATTCTTGACGACGATTCCTACATGAGAAATCCTATCTATGCCGTCTGATGGGAAATCAAAATAGACGATATCACCTGCTTGTGGTTCGGCTTCATTTGCCGCAGACCATCTTCCTTTGCTAATAAAAGCATTTGCTCCTGCTGGAGTATAAACAGTATTTGGAACTTTTACTCCTGCTTGGTCAGCGCACCACATAACGAAACTTCCGCACCATGGTTGAAAGTTTGCTTTGGTAAAAGCACCATATTTCGTTTCGTTATTTTTTGGTCCTTCAATGGTTCCAACTTCAGCCAACGCTATTTCAACTAAGCGTTCAGGTGTTCCTTGCTCTGCCATGATTACTCCCTCTTATCTTCATTTAGTTCTGCCTGTATGTCTTTAGGCTTCGACTTTAGCCCATTTCCTGCTAAAACTCCAGCAAGCGACCCTGTGAGAAACACGGTCAATGTCGTTACAAGATCGATAAACGCCGCATCATTCGGCGCTTGGTTCATTGGTTGAGTCACAAATACAAGAGCGTACAAGAGTGCGAATACTGAGAAGGCGAAAACTAAGGCGAGTACAACACCAATGATCACAATTAAGCGAGCATGGAGTTCTTCGGGCGAATATCTTTTACGATTCATCATTTACCTCACAAGTAGATTCTTGGGTTTCCTCGGGTTCTTTTTGGAATATATCGGGTAACAAATCTTTGGTACAAGTGCCCGTCACATTGCATTGAGGAGGATTACATTCAGGCTTTTCCCAATTTTCGTATTCTTGGCATGGATACCTGACCGTCCCATCGTATCCACACCCTGATAGGAGGAGAACTGTAACTAGCGAGAGAATAATCTTCATGCTCGAACTTTACAACTTCCACGGATTTTCCTGAGCAAATGACACTGGGACGGTGATGTTGAGATTTTTCTTGGGTTCATACAAGGCTAACAAGATCGCTTCTGCCCGATCGGGAGATCCAATACCTCGGCTTTTCATTTCGGTTTTCTTTTCGATGGCGATACGACCACTTGAGTCTGACTTATAGGCAGGAGATCCCAATTGAGCGATGGTTTTAGTATCTACATCTAGGCGCACTTGTTGAGTTGTATTACCTAAACTGTCGGTGATCGGTTCTACCATTGTTCGCCCATTCCACCACATTTCGGCGCGTTGGTTTACGAACTTAGCAGCGTCTAAGGCTCGTTCGCCAACTTTAACTGGGACGATCGTTGACTTGTGCTTACCTTCGTTGTACCAAGTCTGTAGTAATGAGGTAACTCCCCATCCCACTCCGATAGCGTCAACCTTTACAACAACTGGTTGAGATACCTGTCGATTACGATGGATAACTTCTGCTTTTTTAATTTCTTCAAGGATTGTACGAGCAACATCTACCGCATTTTGGTTTTCTGATCCACTTGAGCGATGAACAATTGATACTCGAAATCCATCCGCCCTTGCCACCACCATTTCATCACCGCCATCGGAAGCGATATCAACCCCCAACCTAACAAGATTAGAACTCGCAGGGTTTTCATTTTGCGTCGCTTCTTCCGCCCAAGTGAGAGGTATGACGCGATTGGCAAAAGTTTTAGGGAATCTAGCATTGATACGGGCTTCTGCGAAAGGTGATTCCGCACCATACTCCAAAAGGACATCATCTACCCATTTCTTATCGATTAGATGAGAGACAACTTTATGGGGACTTGTTATTGGAGGGCATGAGCGACACCAACCCGTTTCTTCACCCGTGTAGGCAGGAGTTTCATATGCGCTAATTTTGATTACATTATAGAGATCACTGTGACATATGCGTTCAAACCATGTTGAGTCTTGATCCGTACTCGGGTTTCCAATAACAAGCAGTCGAGTGTGGTCGCCCGTCATAAGTGCTTCGAGAGCCTGACCTGTACTTGTTGGAATACCACCTGCCTCGTCAACTACAACTAATAGATGGGGCGCGTGGATACCTTGAATACTTGCCTCGTTATTAGCACCTGAGGATAATCCGTAAGCAACAATTCCCCCATTGAGTTGCCATTCAACTGATAAAACTTCTCCTGGCAAATTATGTTTGACCGCTACTTTGCGTACTTCATTCCATAAAATGTTTCGAACCTGTCTAAAGGTTGTCGCTGTTGTAACTACTTGAGCCGTTCCTGGAGGATGAGATGAAACCCACCACGCAACCATTCTTGCCGCAATAAATGATTTTCCTGGAGCGTGACAAGCGGGCACTGCTGTTCGTTTATGATCTCTAACTGATTCTAAGATCTCGCGTTGTTTCGACCATAGAGTTTCGCCGAGTCCTTCTGCTACGAAACCAACTGGATCGTTTTCATATCTTGCCCACGGATTTGTTTTATGATTTTTTAGAATTGCTTTGAGTGCTAATCGCTTTTCGGGATCAAGACTTTGAATTACATGACGGCGTTCATCAGGCGTTGCCGTTAGTATCATCGTCAGGAGATCCTGTGCCACGCTTTGCCTCCAATAATCCCTTTATCTCGGTTTCGAGATCCGCTACTGAAACATTTAACTGAATCGGTGCGCCTTCACTTCCCGTATGTTCTAGCCTATCGGTCTTACCCCAATCTTTAGGGTGAGATCGTTCTAAGTACCATGCTGCTGCTGTCCAAGTACCGTCAACTGCCGCTTTACGGATTAAGCCTACTGCTTGAACGACCGCAACTGCCCTAGCCTTTTTTATAGCGTCGCAAAACTCGCGGTATGGAGTTTCTACTGGATCGGGTTCGGCTGTTTCATCTTGTTCTAATCGATCGATTTCCGCTTGTCCGCGTTCTAGCCATCTAAAGTATGTGGCGGTGTGGATTCCTGCGTATTCGCAAGCATGGTGCTGGAAGTTGCCTGATTGAATAGCAGTAACTATCTGCTGTTGAATCTCTGGAGTCAATAATGATTTTCTACCCATAGACTGATACTGTACCCCTCATCTGACTAACTGGGGGTTATTAAACCATGATTTACAACAAATCTTTACTTCCTAAGCGTGTTATGGTCTTAGCACCGCACCCTGATGATGAGGTATTAGGAGCGGGCGGTCTGCTATCAAGACTAGCGCGAGAGAAGTCTGACGCTTTGGTTGTTTATGGATCTATGCCAAATGAAACACGCCGAATGGAAGCGAAAACTGGATTGTCCATACTTGACGACTTTAGCGAGCGCATTGATTATGAGTATCTTTACGCTGAAACTGATGGAGATCTTGATACATTTCCGATGAAAACATTGGTCACTGACATTGAGAACTACATTCAAAGGTTTATGCCTGACCTAGTTATCATGCCTGAGCCTGGAGGATTCCATCAAGACCATCGCGCCATATCCCAAGCAGCGATGGCAGCATTAAGACCAAATGGCGGGACTTTCAACTTCCGTCCACCTATTGTTGCCGTGTACGAGGAGCCTTCTGATTACTGGACTCTTGAAACGGAACAACATCATCCGATTCTTTATGTGACCTTAACTGATGAGGATATTGAACATAAGTGCCAAGCGATGAGATCGCATATATCGCAAGATAGACCTCACCCATCGGAAAGATCCGTTGAAGCCATTGAATCACTAGCGGTACTTCGAGGGGCGCAAGCGGGTGTTCATCTTGCTGAGGCTTACGAGGTTCGTCGTTGGCTAGTCTAACTGTAACCATTTTCCAACCTTCTCCTTTTTCTACCCTAAACATTTTTGCTCGTGCCGTTATATCTGACGCGGTGATTCTTTTAACTACTGCCCAGTTTACTGCGACTTCTCCCGATATAGACGGATCAAAGAAGATAACGGGCATGAAACACATCCGCTTGGGCGGGAATCAAGAACCGAACTGGTTAGCATTGTCCATAGCGAAGGAGTTACAACCACTTTGCGATACGCCTCTAGGCAAAGGTGATTGGAGGGACAAACTTCTCTCTCAGATAACATTTCGTTACAAATCCGCTCCGTACTTAGAGGAGAATATCCAAGAGGTTAAAGATCTACTTTACATTGATACTTCCTTAGGCGATCTTAGCGAACAAACCTTTAGATGGGCGCACAAGAATCTCGCGCTATGGTCTCATATTTACAAAGACACCGAAGTCACCATCAAAGAGCGCAATAAGGGCGGTTGGATACTTGACCTGTGTAAAGGTATCGGCGCAACTCGAATGATTACGGGCAAGCCTTCACTCAACTACATGGACTTCCAAGAGTGGCAAGAAGCGGGAATCGAACTTGTGGCACAAGATTGGAAGTGTGCTACCTATCCTCAACATAAGAGAACTTGGTATCCCAACTTGAGTGTACTTGACTCAATCTTTTATCAAGGTTGGGAAGCAACGCGCGATTTAATATCGACGGGCAACTAGAACGGGAGAACTGACTCCTGTTCCTCCTCGGGATCGTCGAAGTCGTTTTTACCTAACTTGCGCTCGGCTGGTTTGTTGGCGGGTGGCGTATAGGCGAGATCGCGGGACTTGGCTTCCCATTTGTCGTCGAGATCGAGTCCGTTGACGAGAGTAGCAGCATCGCTGTACCAATGATCGAGTCCGCGACCCATCATGCGACCTTGACCTGTGTGCATACATAACGCATAGTCGGGCATAGGGATTGTTTCGTTGGTCGTATAAGCAACATGGCAAGCATGATCGAGCATACGAGATTTAGGCGAGCGAGCCATAAGTAAAACGGCGTGAACAAGTTGAAGGCGTTCGGGATGATTACGGTTTTTCCACGCAAGCATTTCTTTGTAGATTCCGTGAAGCGCGAACACCTGTTGAGGTAATTGGGGGTTGGCGAGTCCGATATCTTCGGACACCATGATTAAGAGTCGTCGCCAACAATACTGACCATAACCCGAACGATCGAGTTCGACCGCCCAAAACAACGCTGCTTCGTCGTCGGATCGACGGATGGCTTTTTGTAAAGCGGACACGACTTCGCCCGCGTTATATCCGCGAACGGTTGGAATTGAATTGAACGACATACTGCCTCCCTAGTAATTATGTTTACGGCGATACAATAACTTTACGAACTTTGAATGTAAAGGCGTGTCGCAATTTAGAAGCCTTCGTTTTTGACCACAAACAAAACTTCGTGGGGATGGTAATCCATTTTGATTGTTAATGGCATGGACGGTGGAATCATTTCGATAACTCTACCAATTGCCTCACTTGTGTCAACGAACCAATGATGATCATCTGCCTTGTTATGTGGATTACGGTCGGTGAGCATAGTGAACGCGAAACCTTTATCCACTGTTGCTGCGATGTTCTGAATCATTTTGGTTAGATTCGCCCATCGTTCGTTTTCATCACGAGTGGCGAGCGCACCAATCGTTCCTATACCAATAGTCCAATCTGACCTAACATCAAGGGGGGTTGAGTAAATGTCCCATAGGCGAAACTTATTACCATGTTTTTGTTTAGCGAGATCGACCATTTCGGGCATTATGTCGAAGCCGTGATAACAAACATCCACACCCTTTTCCCACAAGAATTGAGATAGATCTCCCGTACCACAACCAATATCCACAACACAATCACCTCTGCGAATATCTAAAGCGTCATACACGGCGGTATAACGGCGATATTGAGATCTTTTAGATCCCCAACCATTAACCTCGTGCCATTCCTTAGCGTTAGTAATCATATTTTGATAAAACTTTTGAAACTCTACATCATCTTTGCCCACGGGATCTCCAACATTTTTTGATATTCGTGTATTTGATGAGCAACACCCATTCTTCCCCTTTGTCGAATTGCGTCCCCAAAGAATCTTTGAAGGATTTCGATGTCCTTTTTTTCTCGTTCAAGATTTCGAGTGAAAGACATACCGCCCTTAGTTTTCATAGTTCCATTACCGAACACATCAACTAGAGCATACCTTGTATCGATTAAACATTTGCGATAATGATAAGCATTTAACGCGCTAATCCAATAATCTTCACTAGACGCGATTTCTGTGTTGTATGCCAACTTAGATCCGCCAATTAGCCCTGTGAAGCCTCCGTTGACCCAACCCCAAGTTCGATACGGTAAACCTGATACATAGTAATGGGGCACTGCGCTCGCCGATACACCGAATAGATAAACGCCGAATTGTTTCGCTTCTTCGGTTAGACGGTCACAAAGACTTGTTGCTGCTACGGGATCGAGGAATCTAGCCTTTTCTCCGACCGCATATTCTAAACATGCGACCTTGCCAATATCGTCGTCGATCATTACTACATCGCCATACTTTTCATAGATCCATTGACGCTTGGCACTAATTCCGTGAACGCTGTCGGGATGTCCAACAATTCGCAAATCGGGATGAGCCTTTTGGTATTTTTCTACTTCTGAATCGGGTACACAAATATCTAATCGTTCGGGAAGAAATACTTTGTGTGTGTTAAGCAAGTCGGGTCTGCCCATTGATGGAATAACAATTGGAACTTCGCCATCTTTACGCTTGGTCATTTTGAGTCACCTCTGGAATGATCCCTTGCTTTTCCATTACCTTTCGGAGTTCGGATACGGGAAGCATGTGCGACCAACTAGCAGGTCGTTTTTCAGCCTTCCAACAAATCCACTTGCCATCGAATAGAGTTCGAATGAACAAAGAATCTAATTCTGACTCGGTGAAGAACATTACATAGTCGTAGTATTCACCTGGCTTTGCGAGAAGTGGATAGATCGCTTCTTTGGGAACAATTTCTTCAATATCCTTGAATAGTTTGTCCACCTGAGATTTATCAAGTCCAGGAATGTCCGTGCCAGTTTGTTCCAATAATGTGCGTAGTGCGTCCTCGTCCCATTTCGCTTGATCGCCAACAGCGTTATCGGCTAGACCTCGGCGTAATGCAGTTTCATCGTCATCATCAACCCAAAATACATTGACATGCGTCCAACCTAAACTTTGCGCTGCTAAGAATGTGTGGTTGCCCGAGATGATTCTGCCTGTGGATTTTTGAGCAATAATCGCTCGGTGTTGACCGAACTCTTGAAGGCTTTCGGCGATTGCTTGAACATTACCCTTGCGAGCATTTTGGGGATCGAGATGCAGTTCTCCTAACGGCACAACTACTACCATCATCGGATCAATTTCGGGTTTATTAACCATCGGTACTCACCTTATCTAGTCCTTTCCAACAAGCCCCTAGTGGGAGTTGGAGTCTTTTGATTAGTTCAACCTCAACTTGACCTTGAGGCAATTCTTTTTGCCATTCGTCCCAATGAGTTTTAGTTACACGGAAACGAATATCTCCCACACCTATTGATATTTGAGTTCCTGATCGATGTCCTGGCTTAGTAGATCCGCCCGCATAGATTTCAGCAACATCTTCTTGTGAGAATCCTGTACCGACATAATCATTTACTTCACTTAGTAATGATTTTAACATTTCCGCGTCATATGTCGCCAAGTCTGTTGTTCGGTTATCCATGATCGCGATTCGAATAGCCTCTACATCATCAACATCTAGCCACACAACGGATACGGTTTCCCATTTCAACGCTTTTGCTGCTTGGACGGTGTGATTACCGACGAGAACAGTTCCATCTCGACGAGCAACAACTGGACGGTATTGACCGAACGCTGCCAAACTTTGACTTATTGCGCCGATGTCGCCCATTCTTGCGTTTCCTGAGAACGGTTTGAGCGCAATTATCGGCACTTTTTCAACATTGATTACTGCGTCTGCGCCCATATTGCTGTGCTTTTTTGTTGGCTTTGGGTCGGGAGGCGGGAAACCTAATCTTTCGCGAACCACTAACGCGACCAAATCTTTAGACTTGTTGTTATCTTCGAGTAAATCTGTTTTCCACATAAAGAATGGGTCATACTCAACTTCCCATTTATATTTACCGACGCTAACTTTGATTTTGAAATCATCATCATCGTCTTGAGGTGGAGTATCGGTTGGGTTTGTTATTTCTTCAAGTTGACCAGTAACAATTGATTCTAACTTTATGAGGTCATCGTGATTAAAACCAGTTCCTTCTAGGCTTTCTAACATCATAAGTAAATCGAGTAATGCTGTGTCGTCATAGTTAGCAAGATCCGTGAGGCGATTATCCGCTAGAACAATTCTTTTGGCGGTGATTGGGTCAACATCTACCCAAGTAACTGCGATCATCTGCCATCCGAGTTTTCTTGCTGCCTTTAATGTATGCCAACCCGCTAGTACTTCCGAGGTTCTGCGGTTCGCGACGATTGGTCGATACTGTCCGTGATAGCCCAAAGACTCAACTAATAACTCAACATCACCTCGGCGTGGATTGTTCGGGAACTCGCGGAGTTCCATGATCGGGACCATCTGCGCACCTGAGATTATGGATTTCATTTATTTTTTACCTTGCGCTTAATCTCAACTCCATCAACTACTTTTCGACAATAGCAATCAACATACTCGCAATTTTGATACATTTTGATCGCTTCTTTTTTAAGTCCTAAAGCAAGTAGCGATCCACCTTTTGTACAAGAATTACATATCATATTTTGTCCAACCACGGCTTGACGATTTTGTAAACTGTTTGTTCGCTAGTTCCCATCGCCTTAGCGATAGCGCGATAAGAGATCCCCTTAGATCTTGCTTCTAACACCTGTTCGGTTCGCAACTTTGATGTTGTAAGAATTGATTCCTGATGAAATCTAATAAATCCTGTCGCTTCGTTTATTGCTTCTAACAACAATTCGTTTTCCGCGATTTGTTCAGGAGTAAGCGGAGGCTTTTTACGGTGCGCCCTTGCCATATTTACTCCTTATTTAACGGGGGTTAAGTTTCTTAACTTATCTTAATGGACCTGAGAAGGTCAAGCGAATCATGTTTTCTTTACTGCGAGTCGGGGCTGTGAAGCATAACGAACGAACATACTTTGGAGAGTCATCTATCAACATACCAATATCGACGAGTCCATCAACTGCCGCTTTGACGGATGGAAAACAAGATCCCGTGTCTTGGAGTGGACCTTTGAGAGTTAAGTCAACAACAATATCGACCCACTGGAACTTGGGCGCTTTGTGGAATTGTCCGAGAGTAGCAAAATCATTACGCCATTTTTTAGTTAACTTGGCGCGTTCCCATTTATTGCCTGATCGTTCAGCGTTTGTCGTCCATGCTCGTTCTCGATATTCAACTGTCCATGTTTCCATCATCTACGCCATAACGGGAAGCAAGCCATCCACGCGCTCGGGATTCGGCTGGATGATTGTGTACCCATCCGTGACACGCTTGGCATAACGATATGAGGTTTTCAGGATCGTGCGAACCCCCTGCTGATCTTCTGAGAAGGTGATGGATATGCTCACCGTTTCCTGAACAATACTGGCTAATTTTGGCGACGCATTTGAATCCATCGCGCACCAAAACGATTTGTCTAACATCACCCCATACCTCATCCTTCTTAACTAACTTTTTGGATTTTGGTCGAATCCGTTTCGGTTTTTTCTTTTCTTTTTTTTTAGGCTTGGGAACTGGCGTGAACTCCCTCAATTGATTTCCGCTCCCCTCCGCCCAACGATAATTGTTGGGTAGTTAAAACATTTCGATCTAGGTCGCGAGCATACTCCTCGTACACCTTCCAAAACTGCGATCTTATAGTGTCAATGTTTGTACTTGTTCGAATCTCCCACCATCCGATCGCCTCAACCGCCATAGAAACGGCTGGATGGCTAAATGCGGGCTTGTAATTGGATTCTGAGGTCGAAATACCCTTCCGCACCTCCGCCCACGCCGTTGCCCTGCTAGGGGCTGTTAAACCCTTACCTAAGGCGAGTCCGCGCCGAATTGCTGCGGGACTTGGGGGACGATCCTCGGTCAATAGCCATGTGCGCACAACTGAGCGTGTTTCCACGAAGTCGAGGTCGGACATAAGATCCGCCCACACTGCCACGGTTTCTTTGGTTACTTGCCACTGCGGGTAACCTGCCGCTAAAACTCCAACTAATTGCCCTGCTTCTGCTTGGTTCATTTTCTTACCTCCGATAGATAGTCCATAACCGCACTTACACCTGTTTTTTTTCGTTGTTTTTGAGTTGCTTGTAGTCGTAGTCGTTCATACTGCTTCCGTAATGCCATTGGACTAAGAATGTTGCTTGACCAAAAATCATCCGCCTGACACCAATCGATCGCCCCGCGAACCTGATCGGGAGTTCGCTGATCGATGTCCATCAATCGGCAAATAGTAAGAATCCAATCATGGCTAACGGTCGGACGCTTAGATCCGTTGCCTTCGATTTTGTCTGCTAGGTAGTTCGCAAGATCTTCTGCCGTTCCCCATATCCCTGAATACTTGTTGGGGACATTAGAAATGGATGGTTCTTCTGATGGTTCTATTGATGGTTTGGGTGACTGTAGGTCGGGGGGTAATGTCGCTCCTGTCACCCCGCGAGGTGACTGTATGTCGCCCCGTTCAACTACGAGGTGACTGAGTGTCGCCCCGTTAATTGTGTAAGCATTGGGACGGCGACTTGGATCGTAATATGACGGACCACCTTGTTGCCTTTGAATGGACACTAAGCCCTGACCTTCAAGGCGCGACAAACACCGTTGTACATTTCTCGCAGACATTGAGGACTTGCGAGCAATAGTCCCTACAGATGGATAACTGTTCGTGCCGTCATCAGAAGCATGGTCGGCAATTACAAGTAAAACCATCTTATCCGCAAGTGGGAGATCAAGTTCCCAAACCTGCGTCATAAGTCGGATACTCATACAGTGATAGCAATCATCGCCTTTCTAGCGTCAAATAAATTGCGCAAAGAGTCTAAATCTTGGGGCGATATCTTGCCACGGTTTTCCGTAATTTTGTTGCGAACCGTTTCGAGTGTTTCAATCGTGTCGGCTAGTTCCAAAGCGTCAAAGAATGATTTCGCGTCCTCGTAAACCTTCGGAGTTTTTTCTTCTTCGGTCATACGCTTGACCTTTTTCATTTCGGATTCGGAGGCTCGCTTGCCTTTTGCTGCGAATAAAAAGTTTGCTAAACAACGACCCAAACTTGAGGTCTCACAATTCTCGGCTGCGCTGTATCGGTTTACGGGAGTAGTTCCTTCGATCTCCATCGCAAAACCCGTTGTAGTTGGACGAGGATCGTCTTTATCAACATACAACTCCGACCAACAACGCCATTCAATGCGACCGTCTGCGCGAGTCACACAATCAACTTTGGTTAACAAGCGACCATCGGGAAACTTTTCCCAAAAAGCGCGGATTCTATCTTCAACTAATTCATATTGTGACAAATCGAAACCCATTTGTTTCTCCCTGTTTTAAGCCTACGGATGTAGGGAGTCCCAATCTAGTCTTTCGAGGTAATCGCGTCAAGTGTTGACTTTCAGTCGGTGTTGCGCTTAACTGTTCCTGTTGGACTAGCCTCCCTGTTAGTCAAACACAAAACCCTCCAAGATTTAGGTCAAGGAGGGTTTTGCTTTGACGGATGGAACTAACCTTTACTTGGAGCCTTCTTTGCTCCTAGACCGTACTCTCGTTCAGTCTTGTCAGCCCACTTTGCTAGTGGTCCTGCGATTGATCCGATTAGGATCGCATACTCTGGTGCAAGGTCTGCGGCTAGTGCTAGACCCATAGTTATTGCTGAAGCAAGTACTGCTCGTAGATAAGACTTTATTGCCGCCTTAGTCTTCTTGCTCTTTAATCTAGCGATTAGGTCTTTCATTTATTTCTCCTTAGTTGCCAACTCTTTTACAATGTCGAAGATATCATCGAGCCTGTCGGCTATGCTCGATTGCCTTTCTTCTAACCGTATAACCCTATCAGCCAAATGAGTTCCACCGTTGGGGCGCAACTGAGCCGTGGCGAGTTCGATTGGCTTTAGACGGTCATCGAGCATGGCTTCTATCTCATTTTTTATGTTGTTTTTCATAGGTCTCCATATGAGTCTGCTAAAAACGGTCATTATTCCCAAAACCGCTCCTGTACAAGCGACTACGATTTGAGAGTATTCAACAAGGGTCACGGGTTAAAGTTTAAGGGGAGGGGGGTTAAAAAACGCACCGACTCGCTATATGGCTAAATTACAATCCACTTTGATCTAAACTGCCTAATATGACCACATTACCTTTATTAACAAGACATATAACTACATCATCAACGGAGGGAGAATAAGATTGTATAAATCTAACATCTGTCACTGCCGTGGTAGATCCCGATAATTTTACACTTACGCGGGGAGGTGAGGCGAAGATCGCAGTCACAACACCAAAACACATACTGAATCTCACATTTTGAGCAATAATGTTTTTAACAATGTCATTAAAATCCATTACGCACCAACCACAATCTGTTCTCCAGTGGATACTAATCGTACAGTTCTCGCTTGGGCACTCATGCTTGCTTCAGGTTCGAGTGGAATATCTAATGAGTCCAAAATAACAAGACGGTCAACTTTTGCTCCATTCGATTTTACATAAACAACATCTTGTACATCTAAACTGGGATCGACAATTCCTTGCCAATTGATTACTTCTTGCGCTCCAACATATGTGTTTAATAAAGATGAGGCTGCTTTAATCGCTTCGGCTTCTGTCGCTAAAATACTAGAAGTAATAAAAATAGGTACTTCACCAAAAACACCAAATCTATATGTTGGGGATGTACTATCTTCGTCCCAAACTTCAACACGGATGGGAGTCGGAACATCCGTTCCTTCGATTATGTAAATTACACCATTGTAGGTTTCTGTCGTACTGATAGTTCGATTGAGGCTTGTAACTGTAGTTCCTGCGCCTTCTTGGAATCTAGCAACAACAACGGAGCCATCAAGAGTGGGAAATGGGGTGAGTTGAACAACACCATTTGCGTCGAAGTAAAGGTCATAACCCACTAACTCGGCTATTTCGATAGCGTCTCGCCACGGATCGTTGTCATTTTCTAAACCTAATACGACTTGATTTACCGAAACATTTGTTGTTGGAAATTGATACTCCACATCGTCATATCGATCTTTAATTAAATCTTCCAAAGAGGCTTCAAGGGTTCCAGTGACCATTTGATATGGTTCTGTCCATTTATTTCTTGATATTTTGATAGAGCGATCCATACCTTCTAAAGAGATTTTCACACCATCATTCGTGTCTTTGATTTCGACGCTTGTTATTAGAAAAACTCCTAGTGGCACATATTCGCGAGTTCCATCGTAGTATTCAACACCACGATACAAACGCAACTCGTTGCCAAAAGGGGTTAGTAAATCGAATTGATTATCAGGAACTAAACTTGTACTTGTTCTGTCGGTAGTGAGTTCCAAGTTACAAGTACGGCGAACTGCTCCTGAACTAGATATATTTACGCTACCTGAACTTACATCGATTTCTTGAAGTTTTTGATCGGTAGCCCATACTTCCGCTTTAGATACGACTACATGATCGCCCGCAACGGCACTTTTGAACGCTGAACTTGACGGATACATGTTTATCCTTCAACTTCAACATACGCAAGATCAAGATTGCGATGAATTACTCCATCTGCCTTACTGTCGGCTGACCATGTTCTAGCAATAACACGGATGTATTTTTGGTTTTCTTGTGGATCTTGTACCAAAATAGTCCCCTGATATTCGATTAGAGGATAAAGATAATCCCATTCTTCCTCGGTCACGGTCTTAATTGAGTAGATACCATCTTCGCCTTGTAATGGACCTGCTACAACGATTGGTCTTGTTGAACCAAGTGGACGGAAAACTGTGTTCGGTTCATCAATACTTGTATCTAGTTGCGCAAGAACACGAATACCGCCTAAGTTAATATCGGGATCTTCAATAGCCTTGAACCACCAAGTTTCGTCGTTTGTGATGAGAACTTGCACAACCGTACTCCATGCGGACGGAAATTCATTACCGCTTGAATCAACACCAACTGCGCGAGCGCGATAGTAAGCAACGATTCCTCGTGGTGCTTCGTAGTCAACCGCAACACCTACAAAACTAGCGTTCGGAGTAATATCTTCGCCGTTTCTAACTCCTGCGTAGATAACACCATCATCGTCGGATCGGTGAACATCAAAGTATTGACTTACATAAGTTCCTGATAATGCTGCTCCCGTTACTGTAAGAGTCGCTTTACCCAAACTACTATTCCAAGCAGCCGCAAGAGTCGGAACTGTTGGAGGAGTTACTGAAATAGTAAATTGACTAAAAGCAAACGCTGACCAAAATGGAGATCCGTTAACTGCTTTAGCAACACGAACATAGGCGCGATAAGTACCCGATAACAACAACTCACCAATTACGGCAGTACTGTCTGATGAAGCAATTTCGCCTGACTCCCAAGTTGAAGTAGAGGTTAATTCGCTAAAACCCCCTGCGCCATATTGAGCGGATGAAAAAACTTTAACTTCATAATAAGCCTGAGTTTTGTTATCGGTATCCGCATAAGCCCAAGTAACATCGGGGGCAGTGCTTGTAGTGATGGTTCCAGTAGGAGCGGAAACTGTAACTGTTGGCTGTGCTGCTATATCAACATCTATGTATAGTTCGAAAATACTTGCGACATCGGCGGAGTCGTTGTACTCAGTCACTTTGGCGCGTAATCCATTGATTGTATCTTGTGACCAATCTTCGCCATTCGGGGCTGATGTGTAGTATGGACCTGTAACTACACCAGTAGCATTAGTTCCACGCACGGCTACTGCTGAATGAAAGTAATTTTGATTATCTGCGCGAGATCCCAAATACAAATTGAGGCGACCATCATCGTTCGGTGTTGAAACACGGGCGCGAAGTCTTACACGCTCAACTTGTTGAGAAGCGGTGATCGTTGTAGTTCCAAAGTCAAGCAAACAACTGGCTTGACCACTTACACTGCTGGACTTCTTAAAGAATGTTGCATCTGAATCATCATTAGTCGTCGCATGTAGAGTTCCTGATCCACCAGTGATTGTAAATAAGGTCGAACCTGAGGCGGTCGCATTAGGGCGAACTGTTGTAACTGCCATTATCTACCACCCCCTCGTCTAGCCGTTGTTGAAGAATTACTTACTGCTCTGGAAATTGCGCTGGCGGTAACTGTTGGGGTCACTTTAGGCGTAGAAATGTTAACGGTAATCGGTCTTTGAGCAGATTGAATCTGTGTAGGACTTGGAGCAGACTTTAAGTTTGAAGGCAAAACTGTTCGGGTAGATGTTGGAGAAGGTGCTGGTCTAGGAGTTGGAGTAGGGGCTGCTCCTGCCATACTTCTACCACGCGCAAATCCTCCACCTGCGAGCGCAGGATTTTGATAGCCACGAGGAGCAGCAGCAGTAGCGACACCGCCCCCTATTAACTTTGTTCCAGTTGCTCCTTTACCTCCACCCTTAGGTAATGCTCCTGCTGGTCTAGTGGCTCTTTCAATAATTTTAGGAGTTGGAAGAACATTAGGACTGTATTTTGATGGACCAGTGAATACTGGAGGTTTTTTGTCGGTTTTTTTGTCGGTTTTTTTGTCAGGTTTTTTGTCGGGTTTCGTGTCGGGCTGTGGAGTCACTACGGGATCATCGAATAATGGACCTGATTCAAACCCTCCGCCTGTGTCTCCACCGCTCACATCAACACCAATTGAAGCAGCCGCAGCAGCCATAGCAGCCGCAATTTCAGCAGCGATACTTTTTGCTAAAGCAACAAGTCTGTCTTTTTCTGCGGTGAGTTTATCGAACAACCCTTGAGCAAGGTCGGTAGCAAGTGAAGTTCCAAGAGTCCTTAGAGAATCTAAAGCCTTAGTTATTGATTCATTTACTCCAATAGCAGCAGTTCCAACTAATAGCCTGTTGGCTTCGCCAAATCCTGCTATCAATGCGTCAATGAGTGCTTGAGCGGATGTAAGTCCTGTGTTGCCCAACACACCCATAATAATCTTGATTCCGCCGACAATTGCTGTCATTTGATTATTGATGTTAGTTATTTCTGCTTGCGCACCCTTTACAAACGCTTGCGCCATAGCAACTGAGTTGCCATAGAATGTTTCACTCATTTTTGTTCCAAAAGATTCTGCCTGTGTATTGATTTGAGTGTAGAGAGAATTGATCTGTGCGATTTGATCCGCACTAGCAGTAGTTAAGAGAGCAGCAGTTTCGCTTGCTGCGTCGGGACCTGCTTCGAGTAGTTGTTGGATGTACTCGCGACTTAATCCTGCTGCTAATAGTTTTTCAATGTTTTTTCCAAAATCAACAACCTGTGTTAGTCGTTGCTTTAACTGGTTTGTAATTGTATCGACACTTTTTGTTGCCTTGCGAACTTGTGTGATTACTAATCCACTAGCGGTTTTAGTCACAGAGATAACTGCCTTGCTATCTGAATTAGACAAGTCCACTAAGGCTTTGGCGAAGTCTTTAACACCACTACTCAACTTGGCTTGGAAGGCTGCCTGAGTTTGTAGAACTTCTTTTAAGTCATCTTCTGCTTCTTTGAGTGCTTCTACTGCCGCAGTTCTACGCTTGACAAGTTTTACAAGAGCCGCAGTCTGATCGGTTAAATAATCGACGATAAGACTCTTAGCACCTTGCGACATACCAGTAAATCTTTGGTTGACGGTTTCAACTAGATCGTCATACATACTAATAATTGAATCGACGGTTGCCTCACCATCACGCATCGCCTTATCAATTGCGCTTGGTTCTCCGAATGGAGTACGCAATAGTTCGCCAAACTTCTTTTGTGCTGCTGCGCGTTCTTCGAGTGCTTTGTTTAAGTCGTCGGTTGCCTTGTCTAACTTGTCACTAACATCTTCGATTTGTTGCGCGACTTGAGCATATTGCTCTGCCATTTGTCTAACTTTGGCGTTTACCGCGTCAAATGCTTTGCGAAGATTTTCCAACGCTGCGCCTTTAAGCATTTTACCCTTAGATTCAAATACCTTTTGCAATTTGTCAAGTGCGCCAAAGACCGCATTACGAGCAGAATCCGCACCATCCATAAATGAGTTAGCAAAGTCTTTCTTCAAGTAATCGTTGTAATCTCTTACTGCTATTTGAAGATTTCTTTTCATTTCGGCGAGTCGCTTTGCTGCGTTTTCTGCCGCTTTTTGTGCTTTAGGGTCAA